TTAGGCAGTGGTAATTCCTGCTGTGGCTGTGCCTGCAATTGTTCCAGGATTCTTCAAGCGAATCGGAATGTAAATAAATTCAACCGCCTTCATTGGTTCAATTGCTATATCAACATACAACTCATTGCGAGCAATACGATCTGCTGTGTTATTGGTTTCATCGCAGACTACAATGTAATCGTAGATACCACGCTTGGCCACTAGATCGTTCATCAAACTTTCAATCAACTGTTTGATTTGATCGCGAGTGATTTTATCATTTGGCTCGAACAGGAATTGATTGCCTACTCCAGACAGTACTGTACGTAGGTAATTTACCAGACGAGCAACATTGATACGATCCAATGAACTGCTAGCACCACTGATCACTGCACTACGTGTTTTCTGACCATAAGCAACAATACCAACACCATTGATCAATGTGATTGGGTTGATTCTTGTTTCATAGAGTGCATCACGCAGATTGTTGTTAATACCAGTGATTACAAAACTACCACTGTTGGCATCAACATAACCTAGTGCCAGTGCGTTGTCAACTAACCCACGACGTGTACCAGCTGGTGCAAACCACTGATAGCTGACATTGTCGCTGTATAGGAAAGTACGCAACATCATATGGCTAGCAGGTACAGCAATTTCATTACCACTTAAGTCTGTGGTCAATGCGCTAGGATAGTATACACCAAGATATGGAGTAGCAGTGGTCAATGAATTACTAAATGTGTTAATTTCATTGATTGTGCTACGCAGATGGATCGGACTATCACCAATAACAAAGCCTGTGTTAGCACGATCATTGTTTAGTGCAATCAAGTTAGGAATCAACTCATGATAGCCAGGAGCTGCCAACAAGCTATAAGCATAACCTTCTTCACGTAGATCAAGGTTACCATCAACTGCGGCTCTCATGGCTTCAACTATTTGATTGCGCTGTGCTTTGTGCCCTAACAATGGGTATTGTGTTACACTATCATAACCAATTTGGCTGACCCAAGCATTGTTACCACCACTGGTCGCACTTGGCAGTGTAGCTGAAGGAAAAGCTGTGGCATTAAAATAATTATACACAAACTTCTTAACAGTGTATCCGCTGCGACGTGTGTTAAACAACAGTGTACCACGTGGATACAATCTGTAGTCGGGCACATCCGGATCAACGTTGTCATTGATTAAAAGACTTTGAATACTGGCAATTGTCCCAGTGATTGGATTGACATTGGCTGTGGTGCTCCAACGAGCATCGGCAAATATAATACCGTTTTGTGTGGTACGATCGCTGTTGTCTATTAGATTCCAGGTCTGCGTGGCTTTGTCAAAACGATAAAGCCTGGGATAGTTTTCTAGATCACTGGTATCTAACCATAGATCGCCACTTTCTAGTACAGTGTTATCGCTTTGGTATTCTGGGCGGCTAGCACTGACAATCACACCCAATGGATCTGACACTGTCAGATTGTAACCGCGAGCGTCTGAACTAACATTCTTATAGCCACGCCATCCGGCAGTGTCGCTGATCATAATATCAACTTCAGTGGGATCATTGTAGTACCAGAGCCTGCCATCTGCAGGTACAGTATATGGTTCACTGCCGCTATAGGTATAGACACTGGGTATCCAGTTACTGAGATTGATGCTGCCAGTTACTAAATTTGGAGTTACACCGACTACACCACTGGTCTGAGTCGATATACCATTGACCAGCGTGTAAACTGGTGGGGAAAATCCTGCGGCAGTAATAGGAGTACCAATGGTGTTGGTCAATGTGATTATACCACCAGATCTGTGACTGATAGTAATCGCTCCGCTGGTTTCAACTAGTGCTGTAACATTGGGTACACCGGCTGCTTGAATAGCTGCAACAAATGCTGCTGCTGTGGTGCCAAGTATGGTACATGTGGCACTGACCGTCGGAGTAGAGGATCCAGGAACACTGGCCACAATAGTAAATGTGTCATTGGTTACAAACGTTGGTGCAGTGACCGAACCTGTTACCTTGGTTTGACCACTGACACGCTGTGTGTAGAGCTTAAAACTTACTTTACCATCGTTATTGACATTATATTTGACGAAAGTAGTACCAGCAGTGATATTTAGACCACCGCCCACAGGATCTAACCCGTACAATGCTTCATAACCATTGGCATAAACTTTGGTAGTTTGCATGTTCCATAGACCGGTTGTGGCATTATAACGTTTGTAGACAAAGTTAATGCCGCCGCCCTGTACACTGGTTTTAATCCAGACACTTTTACTGGGTCTTGGCGCAGTGTCTGTGCGGCGCCAGGCCGGTTGTTGAGCAAATGATCCATAGCTGACCGCAGCACGACTGTAGCTACCAGCCGCCAGACCCAAATTGGCCAACAATGTACTGCTGCCGGCAATTGTAAGATTTCCTGCACCGCTGTTACTACCAGTGGTAATTCTAATTTCAAGACGTTGGGTCACTGTATTGACATTGGCAATGACATTGGCTGCGTTGACTGTATTGACCAAACTGGCCAAACCTGCCATGCTGGTAATACTAGACACCGGGCTAACTGTTGTACCATTGATAGTAATTGAGTCACTGCTGGTCATTGTAAAGCTGCCAAAGACCGCAGCATTACTCTTGGTTGTAGTTACCACAGGAATATCATCGGCCCAGGCACTGCTGCCCAGATGTTGCCAACTGTTGTTGCTGGATTTAAAGAAAACATAGTTGTTGTCGTCGTGCACTACCACAGCATAATCGCCCTTGGCACCAATGTTGGTGTTGGGAACAGGGGGACTACCAGTGGTATCTGTCACCAAATCAATTACAATAGGAGTTTTTGACACAAATGGCACGCCGGGGATAGCAACGCTGTCATCAAATTCAAAGATGCCGTACCGAGTATTGCTGGTATCAAGCCAATTGGTACCATTGGGACTGAGTCCTTTTGGACGACTTTGTGTACCTACTAGATCATCGAGATCAATGTCGGCACGCACAATCCAGGCACGATTGCCCAGACCCAGCGCACTGTATGCGGCCATTAGTCCGTATTCATTTAATTCATCACCATGCAAGGGCACGTCATTGGCACTGCGACGGAAAACGGGTACACCAAAAGTAGCTGCCAGTTCACGTTGACTGGTGATACCATAAATCTTACCTGCATTGGTTTTGGTAGTACCTGGTGCAATAAGACCATTGACTAATTTGTTTTCCGCTGTGGCCACAATCAGTAAAGGTACTGTGCCTACAGCGGTAGATAAATATTGACTTTCGTCAATTATACTAACTTCAATTCCCGGTGATACTAGTGCCATGTTGTTTTCCTTATAAATAACCAAACACTGCTGTTCAAGTATTTATTTGACATAGCGAAATCTTATGGGTTACTAGGACCTTTGCCAGGTCCTTTGACAATAAATACACTATATGGAACGTAAACACTGTCCTATTTGTCTCAGACACCCAGTGGCCATTAACTATTACAAGAATGGCCGGGTACACTATAGAACTGCCTGTACATCGTGCATACACCAACGGCGTCATTTACAGCCAATGGTTCCCAGCTGGATCAAATCAGGCTACAAACTAAGCACACGTTGTGATCGCTGTGGATTTAAATTCAAAACTCGAGAACAAAGCAATGTCTACTATATAGACGGCAATGTCAACAATGCCAATTGGGTAAATCTTAAAACTATCTGTCTAAATTGCCAACAAGAAGTTGGCGATAGCAGATGGCGCCCTAGTGCTCTGAAACCAGACTTTTAATTTGTGCATATAGGTCGTTGATCGTGCCGTTGTTGTTAATGACCAGATCAAATTTAGTATTGACCCAACTGTATTCGCTGGCATGTATACCAGGCCAAAGACTTTTCATTGACTGTAAACAGCATTGAGCATCTTTGTACCAGGGCGGCTTTGTCCCGCGCTCAACACAGACCAACTTGCCACCCTGTTTGCGTATGGCATCAACTTCATTGGAAAATCTAACATCGCTGAACACAATATTATCTCGACTCTGACGCAGCTTGTTTTCGAGACTGGCCACCCAAATTTCATCGTGAAAATAATTTCTCATTAGATCAGTACCCCAGTGTTGTAAGACCCACCGCGGTGTTAGATCAGCAATACCAAGACGATCGGCCCACCAGATGTCTATCTGTTCGCGCCATTCTCTACTAGATCTAGTACGTCCTTCCAACATCATGCGATCCCAGCCAAACACTGCTGCAACTGCATCTTTTAGAGTACTGGCAAAACTTTCACGACGAAACTCATGATAGTTGACAAGATAGTCAGCTACAGTGTCTTTGCCGGATCCGATTAAACCAGAAATTCCAATGACTTTACGCATTGTCAGGATTTTAGACTATTCCAATGCCAAAGTCAACTAGTTTAGACTCCGTACTTGTTTCGTTTTTTCGAGGCCACTGGACTGTTTTTATTAGTTTTTTTGTCTTCTAGACTACGATGATCTTTTACTATGGGTTCGACATCACTGTTTACTGCCTTAAAAGCATGATGCATAATTTCGTGATCTTTTTCTGAGTAGGGCACTGTGATATTGTTATTGTGAAACCAGGTTCTATCGTCGATGTCCAATGGTTTGCCGGAACCATCTGCCATGGCAGCGGCCATGCCTACTCGATAAAAGTTATAATTGCTGCCGGCATCATAGCTGTCATTGTAAGCATGAACACGATGCATGGCTCGACTTTGGCTTTTCTGCAATTTGCCTTTGGAACCTTCGATTATAATTTCATTGATTTTCATAGTTATCCGGTTACCCATGTCAAAGGAGCAGCACCGTCTACATAATTTTTTAGATCTTCTTCTAGTTTCTGCATTTCTTCTTTGGCTTCTGAGATCAATGCCGTGCCGTTTAAGCTAGTGCCACCTTGTGGTCCGGCCAAAGTAGCAAATTTACTACGAGCTTCGCCTAAGATCTGTTTGGCCATGGCGTAGGCATAATCCTGTATCCAAGGATATGCGTAGATATCATTAAGAATCATCTGATCTGGTTTGTAGTTATAACACCACAACATGACTACTTCGGCGGGTTCGTCGGTGCTGGGGCTGCTGATCTGTGTTCTGCGTAAATCAAAATCAGTGACACTGGTGCTTTGTAGTGTGTTAGTGGCCACCACTGTAACTGTGTTAGTACTGGTATTGACAGTTTGAATCTGATAGTTGCCATTGTATCCGCCAACAAAACAGTTGGTGATTGCCAGACTGGCACCGGCTCTTACTGTCCAAACATCTTGTGTAACTATGCTAATAGTACTGCCCACTGCGGTACCATTGGCACTTAGATTGGCCAGTCTTACATAATTGCGTCCGGTTTCGGGAATCTTACGCACCAAAGTTAATTTTTTGGTCACACTGTTCCATATAAAATTAATGTGCCCACCGAACATTTTCATTGCTTGCTCTTGATACTGCACAAACAATTCATAGTTGGCCAGACCTCCCACCCTACCGGCCACTAGCATATAGGTATTCAAGTAACCGCTGGCAAAAGGTTCAAATTGACTGGCAGTGGTACCAGTGACCGAACCAATACCGCGCCGAAAGATTTGGCGCACTTGTATTATTTCCTGCGGCAAAATATATTCTTGTGTTTCGGGCAACAGTTCAAGAAACGCATAGCTTTCTTCCACACTGGCACTGCTTTTTTGTCGATACTTGATCAATGCTTGTTTGATTGACAAATCATAGTGCTCTTGATCTAGTTCAACATCTACTATGCCATCGGCCAACCTTAGTCTTATGTAATCAACAATATCCCTGCGTTTACTGCTATTGGTATCCAGACTGGTGCCATCAAAGGCAATAGGACCAGGGCCCCCCAGACTTTCAGTAGCTATGCTATTACGGTTGTTTAAGCCGGTTTTGATTGTGACCATAAGATAATTCCCAGATAAGGTATTTATCTGGGACTAGCATACTATGTCACTTTGACCAACAAAGTATCTTCATTGATGCGCCCGTTTAGTTTGATTTCAACTGCTCGTATGTCTTTGAGAAAAGAGCGCAATGCTACTTTACCGGCTTTGAGCAGTTCTTTTAGCTGTTCCTCAGGACGTCGTAGAGTTTTGGCCACACTTTTGGTCTGATCATAGCCAACAATGCCTGTGCCTTTGACAGTCAGTTGACTGGCAGCTTCGGCCACATAGCAGCCCAGCTTACGAGTTTTTGTATTGTAAGTCCAAAGTGTTTGAGCACCAATGATATCAACCGGATTAACACTGACAATCTTGAGTCCCTTGTCATCTGGTGCATACTTGAGACGAGCCACTACTTTTTCTTTGGCCGGTGCCTTGCGTACTCGAGCCTTTTTGACCGCTTTTTTAACTTTGCGGTACTCGTCGATTCCAGCCAAAAGATCAGCAAGAAAGGCAAACAGACGTTTGTAATCACCAGCCCGATAATGACGATATGACTCCACCAACTGTGCATCTTGCCGATCCTGTGCTGACATAAGTTCTTGGGTGCGACGATTGAATACATCTTCGTATTTACCCAATTGGCTCTGTGGCACACGATGTAGAGTTAAAAAATCATAAATCTTAAATTCAACTTTTTCTTTGGCCAGAATTTGGTCATAGATGCCTTCGATCTCGCCGATCAACTCACTGGTTTTGTCATCTAGACGATCTTGAATCGTGACCTTGCGCTCTAGTAGCTGCACAGGACCGGTCACAATTTCCTTGCCATAGTCCCCGCCTTTGGCCGCTAGATTCAGGCTGTAATTGACTTGATCATTGATGTATTGTATATGTCGATCCTTTAGAGGCATACCACGGCGGTGCGCCATGATCAAACTACAAGGTGTCATCAGCACATAACGATCGGCAATGCGTTCAAAACGCTCCAGAACCTTCTGATCTAGTGTGCTATTTCGTGTGAGCCAATCACTCAAGTGGCGTCTAGTCTGCTTGACTGAATAGTGATAATTATAGTAGTGAAAACTCTTGCGTAGATGATGATCAAAGGTTGCATCATCAAATTCTAGTGCTTGTTGAGTGTCCCATTGGGGCTCCGGCCCAGTGGCTTTTTCATCGGCCGCCAGCAAACGAGCACCGGGCTCTTTGCGTTTGGGTACTTTGATGCCTTTGATCTTGGCCATAAGTGCTCCTAAATTGACAATAATGCTAGTGTAACATATTGATCCAGACTTGTCACTGATTCCGCGAACTTGTGGTGTAATTCCAACAAATGCTGACTCGGGCGTCCAGTACGCATAAAGTTGACATTTTCTTTGCTGATTTCTCTGGATATGTTGTCGCAATGACGCAACATTCGTTTTAGATCTCGCTTGACAGCCCAACTGTTGATTTGAGCTATTCTCTTGTCTAAATCTCTATAGGTTTGCAGAGCCTGTTCGTACATGATTTTAGTATACGGGTAGACTCAGTGGCTGTCAAGTTGAACCATAAATAATAAATTAGGAGAACTATCATAGGCCGTTTATCTCTCTGGAAAGATGGAAAACACAGTGCGGATTATCGATTTTTTGATCGTCGCATATCCGAAATGTTTACCATTTCGGGCACCGGTATCTTGGTGCACAAGTATCTGGGTCCCATATCCAATGACAACAGCGGCGACTATACTCAGCCATCCAATGTCACACAAAGTGAACTAAACATACAAGATCTGCTGTTCTTAGAAAATCGTGACAGAAAGTACGAGGAAAATGTCTACAAAATGCGAGGTATTTATCAAGTCACCGACAACGCATTTGATCTAACACAGTTTGGTTTGTTCCTACAAACTGGCACACTGTTTATGGTGTTTCATATCAATGACATGATTGAAATTCTAGGACGCAGAATTATGAATGGCGACGTGCTCGAATTACAACATCTAATTGATTATGATACCTTGGATCCAGACTTGCCCACAACACTAAAACGATTCTTTGTGGTCAGCGACTGCACTCGTGCAGCCGAGGGTTATAGCCCCACCTGGTGGCCACACCTATGGCGCTGCAAGATCAATCCCTTGGTAGACAGTCAAGAGTACAAAGACATACTCAAAACTATCACAGTCAGCGACACCGACAGTCGTCCCATACGCGATATTCTAAGTAACTACGAACGTTACACAGAAATCAATGATGCCATCATTGACCAGTCTGAGGCCGAGTTACCCGAATCGGGCTATGATACCAGTGCCATCTATCATCGTAGTCGCGATGACAAGACCCCAGACTTTGCTGTAAATGGATGGCTTTCTGGTGACGGTCTAGCGCCCAACGACTTGCCTGTGATTTCGGGTACCAGTTTTCCGGCCAATCCCACAGTGGGCACCTACTCATTGAGACTGGATTATACACCCAATAGGTTATTCAGATGGGATGGCAATCGCTGGATGAAAATTGAAGATAATGTGCGTACCAATATTACCAATGGTGCTGCTGACAATCTCACACAACGTAACAGTTTTATAAACAACATTAACACCTACACTGATGTACGCGGCAACGTGCAATTGAGCAAACAAAGTCTGCATCAGGTACTAAAACCAAAAATTGACAATCCATGAGTTCATATTTTTACACAGGTCAAATACGCAGGTTTTTGCAGCAATTTATAAGATTGCTCAGTAATTTTGAAATCAACATAGGACGCGATCGCCAAGGTATCAGCAGTCTACTGCGTGTGCCAATCTACTATGGTGACAGCAGTCGTCAGGTGGCCAGTATTTTGACTCGCAACAGCGAAAACAATTTGCCTAGTGTGCCAGCCATGGCAGTCTATATCAATGCTTTACGTTATGATCGCCCTAGAATACAAGAGCCGCAATTTATAAGCAAAATGCAGATACGCGAGCGTGCTTTTGACCCTGTGACGCAACAATATACCAGTTATCAAGGAGATTTGCTGACAGTAGAACGATTGATGCCAGTGCCATTTCTGTTGACATTAAAAGTTGACATATGGACCACCAACACCGATCAAAAATTACAATTATTAGAGCAAATTGGTGTACTGTTCAATCCCAGTCTTGAATTGCAAAGCACTGACAGCTATGTGGACTGGACCAGTTTGAGCTATGTTGAACTGACTGACATAGCCTGGACCAGCCGCAGTGTGCCCATTGGTACCGAAGATCCCATTGATGTGGCCACCTTGACTTTTGATTTACCAATTTGGTTAAGTGCGCCGGCCAAAGTCAAACGTATGGGAGTCATACAGGAAGTCGTTGCCGACATCTATCAAAGCAACGGCACCATTGACTACGAAACTAACTCATTTAATATTCAGGCCAGTCTACACATTGGGCGTCGTATCTATACTCCAATCAACTTGAATGTGGTATTGTTGAGCAGTCTTGTCGGCGGAACACTGACCTACACTCTAAAACTCTACTACAGCGACAATCAACTGGAATTCAGTGACGACACAGTGTCGGGACTGACATCGGGCAATTGGTCTGTGGCCATACGCAGTTTTGGCGAACTCAGCAATGCACCGCCAAACATTGATCTGTTGTCCAATGGCATTAGCCGTGTTAGACTAGAAAACGATGGTATCACTGTGGTTGGTACAGTGGCCTACCATCCAACTGATAACAGTCTATTACTGTTTACACCATTGGTTGACACCATGCCAACCAATACACTGACTCCTGTGACAGCTATAATTGATCCTTTGAATGTGCGCCCGGACAGTAACTTACTGTCGCCTGGTCCGGGCGCTAGATATTTGATCGTAAACCCCATTGGGTCATATGCCAATGACGACGGTAATCTCAGCACAGCCGATGGCCCCCCTTTGTGGTTCAGGTCAGGTTATCCCGAGTTAGTGGCCAATGCCAATGACATCATTGAGTTTAACGGAAATAGTTGGATTGTGGCCTTTGACAGCATAACTAGTAATAATGTAGAGTTTGTGACTAATCTTACAACCAGTCAACAGTATCGATGGAAAAATGATCAATGGACTCGAAGCATAGAAGGCCGTTACGGCGTAGGGGCCTGGAGTTTAGAAATATAGCACAGGGCGTGGGCGCACTGATCTATGCCAAAAACACCGGTCGTTACTTGTTTTTGCTTAGACAAGGTAGTTCATGGGCCATGACATGGGCTTTGCCTGGTGGCAAAATTGATCCCGGCGAAACTGTGGTCACCGGACTGGCCAGAGAAATTGAAGAGGAATTGGGCGGTCGTATACGTGACCCCAAATTGATTCCCATAGAAAAGTACACCAGTACCGATGAGCGTTTTGTTTATCATACTTTTTTTGTCAGTGTGGATGACGAATTTATTCCTGTATTAAATGATGAACATCTGGGCTATGCTTGGTTGCCATTGTCGGCAACACCTCGTCCATTGCACCCTGGTATACAACGTACCTTGATCTGTGAACCTGTCAGGCAAAAGATTCTAGTGGCCGAGTCAGTCAGTTAGGTTGTTCGGGCCAAGACACTTGATAGGGAAATCCCGGCTGATCGGGCAAGTCACGTAATTGCATTCTATATTGGGCCCAGAGCAGGGCAATCGAATCTGGAATATCTCTGCCCTGTGTCCAATCCGATGCCTGAAGACGACGGTTGCGTTCTTCACGCACACGTTCACTGGCCAGTTCAGGATCAAGTTGACTGATCTGCCAAGTCTGATGCCAGCGTCCCTGTTGCAATTGAGGAAAACTAAAGTTTAGAGTTTGTGTCAAATGATCAATGTCTGGTATGTCGTGTTCAACCACACTTTGCATATTATAGAGACTCAATAATTCTAAACTGGGGTCACTGGGAAAACTGGTGTGAGGATGATCATTTCTAAGCATATCTAAGGTATAAGGATATGCTACCACTTGATTATTTTTAACAAGACAAAACAACATGACTTGACTCCTAGGTAGGTACATACAGGGTATATTGATAGACGGTCTGATTGTCGCCCATCATATACAACTTTTGCCCGTCGGGTCTAATGTCTAGACTATAGGCATTACGATTGTCGTGACTGGGAGAATATTGATCCCAGGTTCGTATCCAACTGACTGTGACCACTGTCCAATTTAGTGCACAACTGTACTCTATCAGATAGGGACGATTATTATTAGTTAGAGCCAAAAATAATTTCTTACCATCACTGCGCCATATCAAATCGCGTGTAAAACTACTGCCTATGCTAAAACCACCAGTGGGCAATGTATATGTATCTTCAAGCACAGCGGTGGCCACATTATATACAGTGGTTAGATTATAGACTCTAATTCTAAAATTAGAAGTCAACACAAACATTCTACTGCCGTCGGTGCTGAATGCCAGCGCTTCGCCACCAATGGTTGTGTTGCGTCTTATATAGGTCATGCCAGACACTGTATAGGCACTGGCAGCATTGAATTCGTAGACCGAAGAGTCATTGATTGCATAAAATTTAGTACCATCATTGTTTAGACAAAATCCATTGGTATTAAGTGCTGTACTATATAAATAAGAACCAGTGACACTGCTGGAGCTGGTACCAATTTGCCAAGCTGTGTTAATTGTGTATTCTCTAAATCCCATTGATGTGTTGGTAATACCGAACAGTTTGGTGCCCGACGGATGCAAACGCATCTTCCATGTGCTGCTGAATCTAAAATATCCTGTGCCCTGACTGATACTGGGTCTAGTAGATCCAATAAGGGTATAGTCGGCATTGAGTGTGGTCAAAGACAATACACTGGATGTGTTGACAAACAATCTTCTAGCAGTGGGCATGCTGATACCATTGACCAGAGCGCCGCTGTTTGGTATTGTTGGTGTTAGATTATAGTAGGATGTGCTGTAGCCCGATGCATTAAAACCAAATGCAACTGGAGTTGTACGATCATAGACATAATTATTGTTAGATTGTACCAGCTCAAAATATTTTGTTCCTGATGGTGCAAAAGCCAGATCTTTGTAGCCCCCGGTGGTCTTGGCCCAACCAATTTGTGTGCCAGGAGTCGAGGAGAAATTGCTCTTGGTACTTAATATATAGGGCGTAGACAGATTTCTTCTGACCAGTTCTCTATAGGCCAAATAATGATAGATATAACCGCCATTGTTTCCAAATGCAAAAGTTCTGGCACTGGACAAAAAATCAAAGGCCAAATAGGCAGCAGTAGATACCAGCCATGGTGTACTGCATCTATATGTATATGTGTAAGTGGTAGAACCTTCGTTGCTGCTGTAAAAATATTGTCCATCTCGACTGAATCCCAAGGCCAATGAATATCTGGTGCCAGAATGATAAAATGTTCCGCTTCCCGCCGAAAATTTTCCAATGGTTGATGCATTATAGGGACTGCCAAAAAAAAGTTTATTTAGATAGCCATTTTGATGTAAATGAAATAGATATTCGCCGCCATCACTGACATACATGCCTGAGGTTGTATAGCTACTATCAGGATAACCCAAAACACTGACAGTGCGTCTGTTGGCTGTACTGGCACTGAGCACATCCCAGGGCGTGGTCAATATCCACTCTTGAAACGAGCTGCCGGTACTGAATGTAAAAATTCTGTCATATTCAATTTGTATACTTTTGATTGTATATGAGGACATAAATTTATAGCCATAACTGATGCCCACAGTCAATTGATAGGGGTTGGTCAGGTAAATCATGCTGATTCTACCTTTGGAAGTGCCATAGACATACAAATAATAGCCATAATTACCTATGTCAAAACTGTTGATTCCGCTGTCTATGCCACTGGGCACCACATATCTATTGCCACTGTTGGCAGCAGAACTCAACTGCCAGGGCTGCGATAGATTGAATTGATATATGGTTGCATTGTTTCGCAACAGATACATATAGTGTCCGTCGTCGCTGAATCGTATTTCGGTCAGACCCGATCCTATGTCCGGGGTGTAGGTATAGATCAAGGCAGCATTCCATAAGACCCATGGACTGGTACATTGAAATTGTCTTATGCTACTGTACAAACTAATATAAAAGTAAACACCGTCGCTGCTGAAACTTACTGCTCTGGCTAGCTCAGTGGTGACTGCCAGTCTGGCAAAAGTTGATTGGCCTACAAATGTAGCAGTGTCTAATTCCCAATTGGAACTCATTTCCAATTGATAGACATAGCCGGCCGATTTGCCAACAAAGTACAAATATCTTCCATCTGCACTTAGACTAATTCCGGTCAATTGGGTTTCATTGTAGCTGGTTCCCGCTCCTACAAAAAGTTCTTTGCCTGAATAGCTGGCAGTGGACAGGTCATTGGGATTCGCTATGTTGAATTGATATATTCTGTTCCTGGTGGTATTGGTTGTGTACAAACGTGTGCCATCGCTGTTGACAAAGCTATTTTGTATGGTTCCCGACGTGTCCGACGAATTAAATGAACTGACACTGCCTATTTCGCCAATTCTGTGTGCTGCCGACAGTGCCAGCAGTTTGTTATCGCCATTGGTAAAACTCACATAGAGTCGCAGTCCGTCGTCACTGATGTTGGTACCAGACAATGTGGCTGTCGACGAGTAAGCACTGGTTGTATCAAAGGCGATTCTATCCCAGGTGTCTCTACCATCCCAAAACAAACTGTCAACTTCGCCGGGGCTGGTAGCTGTATAGGTTAGTATGGCAGAACTCCGATAACTATTGGTCGATGCAAATATAAACTTGGTGTCGTCGGGGCTTATCTTTAACCCATTTAGCTCACTGATCTGTGCCGGATTAAAAGGCGCTGCGGAAAGGTCCCTGGATCTTACCAAAGACACAGTACTTAGATCAAACCCTGTGCTGAGACTGTATTGATAGATTTCATTTACAGAGCCTGCTGCGTTTTTTCTGGTAATGTACATTTTAGTGCCGTTGCTGCCAAAGGCTATCCCATAACCTCCAGTGAATCCTGTGTTAAATGACTGTCCTGTTGTGGCAGTGGCCAATGCATAACCTGTGGACAATAGTATTTCCTGGACCACAGTTGTACTACTACCAGTGATTTGACACACTAAAAAAAGCTGTGTGCCGTTGGTGTTCCAGGTATGCGATTGTAGATTACTTCTGTTGATTCCGGTGAAGTCCAACTTGGGCCACAGTGTGGCCCCATCCCAGTTTACGTTTTGTAGACTCCAGGCAGTGGTGTTGGCAGCTGGTATATTGGGTGGTGTCCAGCTGGCAAGACCGGCTGCGGCCAATAGATATGTGGTCAACATCAGGCCGCACTTCCTACATAGGCTCCATACAATAAACTGCTGACTTTCCAAAATACGATAACATCACTGGCAGTCAAGGTAGGCGCATTATTACCTATGCTGGTCACCCATACTGCACTGGCAGGCCAAGTAACTGGGTAATTGCTACCAAAAGTCAATAGTAGCACAATACTGGTGCCATCAGTTAATGTTTCGGTAAATGTGGTGCTGCCCGATAATATCTTGCTTTGTACCATGCCATTACCGGGATCCAAGGTGGTACCAGTCAATGTATAGGTCTGATGTTTGATTTGTCCTGTATAATAGCCATTGTTGATATTCTTGTTGGTCAATGTCTGTATTGAATCTGCTGTGACAACATTTCCGCCAACACTGATTAGACCGCCGGAAATTGTTATGCCAGTGCCAGCGGTGAAATGTGCTCTGACTTCACTGGCTATGGGCCCTTGGTAGGTAATTACACCAGTTTGATTATCGTAGCTGAGACTGCCATCCCCGCCCAAATCGCTGACCGATATAGCAGCCAAGCTGGTCAAAGGGCCAAATGTCAAGGTCCAGGCATTGCCGTCCCATAGCCAAGACCGACCATCCAGTGTGTAGATGTCATTCGTGGAAGGTGATGAAGGAAAATCTAAACTCATGTTAATATTTAGTTGCTAAAAGTAACTGTACCGGTACCGCCATAGACTGCATAGGTCCTAAATCCGCTGTCTAGACCAATTTGCCCGGCACTGACACCCCCACTAAATGATGCAGTATAGACTGCAGGTATTCTAAGTAGTGCAATGCCACTTCCGCCGTTGCCGCCGGAATTGTTTGTGTCAGTTGATATTCTATTGGCTCCGCCACCGCCGCCGCCACCGGTATTGCCGCCACCATTTAGACCACTTCTGCTGTCATTGAGGCTGATACCGCCGTCGGCACCACCCCCGGACCCGCCATAACGTCTAAAGTTAGTGCTATTATAACTGCCTGCACCTCCCCCGGCATAGGTGCCTCCAGTGATAGAAGCGACTCGACCGGGACCACCGTCCATGGCGCACACTGCGTAGACATTACTGCTATTTAATGAAACATTTGGTGCGTTGCCCCCGGCTCCGCCACCACCGCCGCCACCGGTGTTGGAAAATCCAGAAATAGGCCAAGTTGCTCCATTGCCACCTTGACTGCCAGTACCACCTGTGCCTGGGGTAGTTCCTCCGCCGCCACCTCCGCATCCGCCGTTGGCTCCCGTGGGAGCACTGAGCCAACCTCCGCGTCCACCGCCTATTGCAGTGTGTGTGTCAAATACTGTATTACTGCCATTGGTTCCGGCTCCAGTTGAACCTGATCCTCCGCCACCTACGCTGACAGTGTAAGCAACAGCTATTGATTTAGTAACAGTTGCAGTAATGAATCCTCCACCACCTCCGCCACCTCCCCAGTAGTTGTTTGAAGTTGACCCTCCGCTGCCGGCACCGCCGCCGGCAATTAATTCATATGTCATTGAAAAATTAGATGGAGCGGCTGTGGTTGTTGTTGTAGTTGTGGTCGTTGTTGTTGTGGTCGTCGTCGTTGTTGTGGTCGTCGTTGTTGTGGGCGATATCAGTGACAACTCGGGCAAGTTGAAACTTCTCTTAATGGTAGAGTTAACACGAGGCACAAGTTACCCGTAACTGCTTAGACTGCCTATGACTGTCCAGGCACCACTGATTCGCCAAAGATTAAAACTGACCAGCTGTCGTTTATTGGCCGAACCACTGGGTGTGCTACCACCAATCCAATTGATGGTCTGAGCTGCTCCATCTATTTGCACAGCAGTGGGCGTATAGGCTGTGACGCCTTGCACTAGGAAAAGTGAAAAAGATACTACATTGTTGTCTGCGGTGGGCACATTGGTGAAATTTGCGGTAAAATTGCTGGCGATACTGGTGTGTGTCCAAAGACCTCCGGTTTGATAGTTGTGTGCCACCACACCCGTGCTATTAGTCAATACAGTGAATGGTTCTATGGCCAATGACACACCGGGACCGGTGGCCCCGGTAGCACCAGCAGGACCAAGGTCGCTGACATTGATTTGGCCTACCATTGATCCATGATATTGACAGATATAATATAAGGTCGAAGGTGCATTATAAGGCACAACAAAAGTAATTAGACCATTGTCTGTACCATTGTTGACAATGCCACTGCTATAGGCATTACCGGTGCCGGTGGTTTGACTGGTTTTAATCCAAAATGGATGTCCCGATGCGCTGACTGTGAAATAGTAGGTAAAACCTCTGAGTAAATTTAAACTGGGATTACTAACGCTGTTTATAATATAGGAACTGGCTCCATTGTTAGTCACTGCAAAACTAGCACCCCCTGTGGCTCCGGTGGCACCTGTTGCTCCAGTCTGGCCTAGACCAGTGGCTCCTTGAAGACCCGTAGGACCAGTTGCGCCAGTAGCACCAGACGATCCTTCTAGACCAGTGGCACCAGTAATTCCTGTTGATCCGGTTGCGCCTACATTACCTTCTATACCCGTTGCACCTGTGGCGCCTGCGCCTGTTGCACCTGGTACGCCAGTGGCTCCTGTGGCACCGCCAGGACTTCCTGCCAGGCCACTGGCACCAGTTGCTCCGGTGGCACCTGCGCCTGTTGCACCAGTCTGCCCAGTGGCTCCTGTGGCACCCGTGGCTCCCCCGGGATTACCCCGCAGACCAGTTGCGCCAGTGGCACCAGTTTGACCAGTGGCACCGCCGGGTGTACCTGTGGCTCCTATAGGTCCGCTTGCACCTGTAGCACCACGACCCCCAGTACCAATTTCAATCCATTGAGCACTGTTGCCGTCGTTGATGTAGATATATTGTTTGCCGGTGTCCGAGTCGACCCAGACATTGACACGGTCTGCCAATGGATTTAGTGTAGGCGGTGTAGCTTGAACAAACAGTTGCCCACCAGTGCTGGCGCTGATAGCTTCACTTCTGGTCCAGGTGTCGTTGGTAGAGTTGTAAACATAACTAATGCCATTTACTGTTACTGCTTGACCATTGGTGGGATTGGCCGGAAAACTCATATGTTATTTATTGATTGATTTTGATGACGACGATACCGGAGCCGCCTTGACCACCGTTGCCTGCATATCCTGCTACATTATCTGGATATGTTCCGCCTCCACCTCCCCCACCAGTGTTTACTGTTCCATTTGATCCAGCAACTGCCGCTCCAGACCCACCATTTCCGCCACCACCATTTCCACCAGCACCTCTGGTAGAAGGATAATAGGTACTATTACCTCCCCCTCCTCCCCCTGCGTAATAGGTTGAAACACCAGTTATTGAAGATGTGCCACCAACTCCGCCTGCTCCGTTTTGACTTCCTGAACCAGCACCTCCGACACCACCTCCACCTCCACCTCCACCAGTTGGATACGGAGGTGATGACTGATTATTACCTCCGTTATATCCTTCGGCTGGTGTATATCCTCCAGCATTTCCTGCTGCACCGGGCTTCCCAGAGCCACTATGTCCACCGCCCCCGCCCGATCCACCGGATGTGGCATTAGTTTCCGAGCCTCCGGGGCTTATGCCACCACCGCCACCTCCACCTGTAGCAGATATAGTATGAAAACTAGAATTTGAGCCACTTGCTCCTACACCGCTAGTTCCTCCAGTTCCTCCGCTTCCTACAGTGATTGTATATGCTGTGTCTGCCGTGACAGCAAAATTTGATCCTGTTCTAAATCCACCGGCACCACCACCTCCTCCAGAACGACCACCCCCCCCCCCCCCCCCCACCACAAGGTAGTCAACAGAAGTCACACCCGCGGGACATCGCCACGTTGTCGTGCCCGTAAACACAAAGACGGTTTGGCTAGCGACGGTGTACTTGAGGATGACGATACCGGAGCCGCCTGAAGCAGCACCACCGCCACCACCTCCACGATTTGTTACCCCAGGTTGTGCAGCAGTTGTAGGAAAAGGATAATAAAACAGTCCATTCCCTCCTCCATCGGTACCTTGACCTCCGTTAGGATTGCCACCGCCACCGCCGCCACCGCCGTATGCAACTCCTGTAATGGAGCTTGTAACTCCAGCACCACCATTACCACCT